GTATTTAAAGGACTTGATCCATTACCAAATACAGTTTTACCGTCATAGTCAGAAAACCTGTCGTCAAAAGTTGAGTAATAATTAGTTGATTCGTTTGCCATAGTTAACAGTTACATCCGCAAAAAGATATGCATTGATTTTTTGCTGAATTGTAAGCGTCTATAGCTTTTTGTATAACACCAGAAGCTATACTTGCATCTGATGGGATATTAGCTAACATTGTATTTACAGACTGTATTAACAAGAATAATCTTTGAGCTTCCGCTAAAGTTTTATCACATTGTGGTTCTCCACAGTTACAATTTGTTAATTCTAAAGTTTTATCTGCTAAACAACAATCTAAAAAACAAGAACTTAATGTTCCTGCATTTGTAATGCTGCCTTCAAAATCCGTAATAGATGCTGTTATAACACCTGGATCATCTCCAATTACTTCTGGAATATTGTATACAAAATTTTGTGGGATAGGAGTTGTTCCGTCTGCAGAAAATATAATACTTATTTCATATGTAGCTATTTCTACACCGTTATTAGATATAACTAAAGTTGCAGGTCCTGGTTGACTACCACTATACTGTCCTTGTAAAAATCTACAATCGTCTGTTGTAGACATGCTTAAATTCACCATATTATTAAATGTGTGTTAGATAGATATAGGGGACCTAATGGCCCCCTTATCTAATTGTATTAAGAGATTATGATAAATCTCCTGTTAGTACGTATTCTACGTATAACGTCAATTTTCCTGTCTCAACAGCTTCGTCATCATTAGTAGTTAATAATAACTCAGAATTTGCAGTAACATGAACCATTGAAGTTGCTAAATTATGCGCATTTTCTAACTGAGTTTCCGCATTATCACCTTCTTCTGCAGATCCCGCACCTATTAAAGCGTGGTGAATACCTGCATCCCATTGTCCTGCAGCTACACCGTTTGTACCAGTAGCACTAATTGCAATTGCTGCAACAAATGCCCCAGTTGAACCAGTATAACCTAAAGATAATTGAGCTGAATCATCACCACCATCAGCAAATGTAGTTTCTACATAGTAATATGCTCTAGTAATTAATGCACCCTCTGGAATGAAAACACTACCTGTTGTACATGAAGCAGAAGCATTGTTAGCTAGGTTTGTAACCGAAGCGTCCCACTGACCTACTGCAACATATTTGTTATTTAAAGGATTCTTTGCCATTTTTTTAAATTTTTAAAAAGTTAATATTATAAATTTACACTACCAAATCCAGCGGCATTCATATAAGGATTTAAAGCTCCTTCAAATGCTGATGTAATAGCTGCAGTTGCTTCGTCAATAGCAACGTAAATTTCCATTAAATTGTCCACACCTTTAATTTGTGGTGACGTGCTTCCATCTTTAGTAGCTACAATAGTATACAAGTCATAATCACCTGCTGATGCTGCTGTAGTAGTTGGAGCTTTTGGAAAATGCATTCTATTATAGTATCCGTAACCAGATCCCATTAATGACTCTTCCATTTTTTGTACATCGTATCCATCTCCAGATCCTTTTACTAATGCTGTATTTACAGATTCTGTAAATGTACTTCCAGTAACTTCAGAAGAATCAATTGCTGTAACAAATTCAACTGCGCCTTCTTTCCATGTTGCACCACTGTTAGTAGTATCTCCATTTATAGATCCAGAAAAATCTACACTACTACCATTGTTAGTTACTGTAGTGCTTAACCATTCTGGCCAGTTACCATCATTTTTTGCTGCAGTTGCAGCTGCTGTTATTGCAGTACATATTGCTGTATTAGCATCACCATTGGTTACACTAGTAGACAATATAAAAAATTCTTGAGGCTGTTCTTCTCTTCGAATAAATTTTATATCTACAGTACCTGTTGATGTTGCTGAGTTAGCTACTGTTACTCTAATTTCTTTTGCAGTTTGAGCTAAATAAGATTTACCATCCCAAACCATAATGTTTCTACCTGCGATCCAAGGGCTAACAATATTTTCAGCTGCTGTACCTTGTACAAATCTAATTTCAGGAGCATCTGCAATTGTGTCTCCTGGAGCTAGTGATGTAATTTCACCATTAGCATCTTTTTTTTGTATGTCTATAGCACCATTTGCTAATAAGCCATTTGTATAACTTACTGCTACTGGTGTTTCTGGACTAACTAATAATTGTCTCATGTCAAATTATTTTAAAATTAATATTCAATTTATTATTCCATTTTCTGCACTTCACTACTGTGAGTTGCATACCTTGGATCGGAAATAGCCTCCAAGATACTTGCCACTGCTAGTTTTACAATTTCCTCATGAGTGTGTTCTGGAAGATCACAACTACTATTAGTTGGTAAATTGACCACAGCAGGGCGTCTTATATATGTTAACCTAATCTTATCTACAATAAATAAATCATCGGTGTAAACATCTATGTTATTTCCTCTCATTACAGTTAGAGGGGAACTGTATTTTGTTTTGTTAAAAGGATCGTTTATCATTGAATGTATATCATCATGTTGAACCATTCTACATGAATGCGATTCTCTTACATAAGAAGCCCAAGTGTCACCTGTTGGAATTCTTTTTTGGTTAAGTACATCATCTTTAAATAGTAAAGGTGTTTGTACTGTCATAAAATTATTAGCATCTCTACCAACTAAATAGGTAATGTTTCCTAAAGATCCATCCCAATTTATCCAATCAAATGCTTCTTGATCTATTACAGCTATAAAACTACCAGGATAAGATATTTGTGATCCGCCTATTGGCCAGTTTTCCCAAAATATTTCTCCTAATGCCCAGTTATCTAAAATGTCTTGTATCAATCCTGATGATACATCTTCTCCAGTTCCTGGTCCAGTATTTGGAAAAACATCTGGATCATTATCTATAGTAAACTGCAAAGATCCATCTAGATTACCCCATGACCATGCATTTTCTATTATACTAGTAGCAGGAGCCCCTACTTCACTAAACATTTGTATTTGACTTAACCAAGATGTACTATTACTAGCTTGGTTTTGACCTACAAAGTCATTTAAGTTAAATATAAAATAAAAAATAGAATCTTGATCTGTTAGATTAAATCCTATTGGTTCACATGTAGGTAATCTTTTAATTTCTGTATTAATATTGATTAAATACATGTAGTCAGTGGGTAAAAATACTGTATCAGTAAACAAAGACCCACCTGGTTGAGCTGAACTTTTTAATTGTTCTTTAAACGATGCTTCAAGAATAACTTCTCTTACTAACGTTCTTAGATCATCTCTTCTTTTTTGTGACTCCTCAAAACCTTTTCTGTAAAAGTTATTTTGTTGGAATCTTGTTGTAACAAATTGTTGTATAGCTTTGTTCAACTCTCGATCTAATTCTGAAGTAAGTAATGAATCAGCAACTTGGGCATGGATTTTGTCCACGCCCTGTTGTACTGATAAGTGCATTTCTTGTATATCCATCTATACTGCCAATTCTTTAAGTTTTGCTCTTAATATTGTTAATTTGCCAGAATTCTTTTTGTCTTTTAAATGTAATATAGTAGAATCTAATGTATCTCCTAATATTTCATCTATAAATACAATCTGATTTCCAATTTTTCTTAATACTCCAGCTGAAACCATTTCTTCTATTTCTGCTTTCATACTAAGGTTCTTATCCTTTGCAATTTTCATAAACTTCTTTGGTTGTTTTTCTTTTATGTCATATAACATATTTTCAACCTGTTCTCTTGTCATTGTATCAGGATTAACGTTTCCAATTAACCTTAATACCCAGACCATTGCTTTCGGATCAGAAGAAAGTTTTATAAATTCTTTGTCTGCGTCTTTTTTTACTTGGATTTGAACATTTTTCTTTACATCCTCCTTACTTAAATCTTGAATGTAAAATCTTTTCTTGTAATCTTTATCCATTTCTTCCTTACTTAAGGCTACATGTGGATGTTTTAGTGCAAAATGATATTTTATAAAATCCATAATTTGTATTGGATTACCTTTACCATCTTTACCGATTTCAAGTTCAACTCCTGTAAAACCCACAGGGATTGTTAAATCTGCCCAAAACTTTTTTGCATGTTTTGGCCATTCGTGATTACCTGGGTCTACATCTAGTATACCTGCTAGGTAAATCTTTTCATCTTCGTAACTAAATCCTTTAAGTGGTTGTCTATTTACAAAAACACTGCTCAGTTTCATTACTGCCTCAGCTCGCAGCTCTTCAGGGAGAAAACTATCCGCGTCTTGTCTCCTGATAAAAATTTTTTTACTCATATTTCCAGTTCTTTTTTAATTATTATTAATAGAGAGAAAGAATAATCCCTCCATGTGAAAGCTTTTAGCGGTTGCAGGGGATTAACCCTACAACCTAACTAAAAACCAATTTATATAGACTTCACGATGCAACGTGAAATAACACAAGTATCCTCGTGTTATATTATGACGCTGTACACGTAATATCTAGAGAAGTATCAAATCTCTTAAGAATGATACCAGCTGTTTTTAACATGTGAACAGAAGCGCCGTCAACATCAGATGCTCTTGCACTTGTTCCGTCAAAACCTCTAGGTACTACAGACCCAGCTACACACCATCTCATCATTTCTCTTCCTTTTTTAGAAAGCATTTGAAGGTTTGCTTGTCCGTCATAGTTAGACTGATCAACAAATACCATTCTGTATGATTCTAGTGAGTATCCAGTTACAGGGTGTCTTCCTGCAGCTTGAGCAACAGGACCATGATCAAATAAAGGTAGTTTAACTACATTTACTGTATGTCCGTCTACGTGCTCGTACTGTGTAAAGTACCCAGTAAGACCTAATGATCTACCTGAACCTGTGATGAATCTATTCTCTCCACCTACTTTGAATGAGTTTGCACTTGATCCAAAGTGATTTTTAAGAGCTTCATCAAATTCACGCATACCACCAGTTCCTGTGTAAAGCGTAACTTGTTTTTGATTAGCATCAGTCATACCATAGAATAAATCACCAATAATGTTTTTGATCTTAGTCTCTGTTAAAGTAGAATAAGTATCTTTATTAACAATTTGCTCAAGTAATCCTGGTCCTACAATTACTGGTTGACCATTTTCATCTTTCATGAAAGTGTGTCCGTCAGCATTATAAGTTTTTTGTCCGTACCAGTAGAACATCTCACATTCTTCTTTAAAGTTAAGCATGTGTTGATATTCTTCATAGTCCATCCATAATTTTGTAGTAGCTCCACCTTTAGTAGGTAATCCAAACTCAACTACATAGTCTCGCGCGTGACCAGACATGTGGTATGATTTTCTTACTGTACCAATCTTGTTTCTTACTAAAGAAGGTGTTTGCCAGTTTGAAGCATTTCCTCTAGAGAAATCAACTCCTACTGGTGCATACAACTGAGCCCAAAGATCACCTACAGTAAAACCTGCAGATAAAGTTGCGCTAGTTGCTGGATTAACTAACTGTAAAGTATATTTCCAGTTGTTAGTTCCTGCTACTGGTTCTGGTTCTTTCATAATACGTGCTAGCTCTCCTGCAGAGTTTACTAGTACATATGGAAAGATAAAAAATTTGTCAGGAAATTGTATTTCAAAAGTACCGCCTCCTTGACCTAAATTACCACCACTATTAGTCGCTGCTACTGGTCGTGTCTTTCTTTTGTGAGTAGATACACGATATTCATATTCCAATCTATCCATTGACTTAACGTTTCCAACCCCTTCCGTCAAGAATGATAGAGGAAATCTTTTATCGTCTTTACCAGCCAAATGTGTGATAATTGGAGATAATTCAGTAGGCTTTGACATAAGGGCGTTTGCTAGACTGTTCATATCAGTCATTTGCGAATCATTATAAAACGTTTTTACAACGCTAATGTTCTTACCTTGTTGTGACATTGCCATAATTTTCTAAATTTTTAAAAGTTAATAGGTTAAAACAAATTTAAATCTAGATCATCAATATCTACATCTGCTGCCCTAGTTGCTCTTCGAGTACTTTTTGCATTTTTAACACTAGCTTTTTGACTTTTTATTTTATCTTTTAAAGTACGAGTACTTTTTGTTCTAGCTTTTACATCTATCATTTTGTCAAGATTAAAACCTTTGAACATTAAATAGTCAATCGCAAGCTTAGTATTCATATCAGATTCTGAATGATCTAAATCTCTCTGCGTGTAACCTTCCTTGGTTACAGGTTTAGAAAGATACTCAAAAAATTTATTTTTCTCTTTCTCAGGAACCGCAAGCCCCTTAAAATCTTGTGATGTGTCTATTGTTTCATATACATCATCCCAAAATTGTTTTTGCTCTTTTTGCTGTTTTATTTGTTCTTGCTTTTGTTGTTCTAAAGCATTTTTTCTATAAGTAGCTTGAGCATTAACTAGTGCTTTTTGTGCACTAGCAGCTTTACTGTAAAGTTTACCATTATCTTCATAGTCTTCTAGTAACTCTCCAATAAATTCTGCATCGTGACCTTTAGTTTTAAAATATTCTCCTAAAAAATATTTTTGCAACTGTACATCATCTTTTGACATATTAACTCTAGAGTAATCTTGTCTAGGATCATGCATTCCCATAAAGTCTTGACTGTTACCACCAGCCATTACATACTCCATGTGATCTTTAACTAAAGGAAACTTTTCAAATAGCTTATCTAAATTTTCATCTGCCATTTGAACACCTATGTCTTTAGTTAGTTCTACTAATCCTTCAGTAGTGTCATCATATGTTTCATCTACTTCGTATCCTAACTTTGACAAAACAGCTCCTACAATTGTATCATCTTCTACTTGTTCTGCCTCGACTCCATCATCTTCCGTTGAAACCTCTTTCTTTGTACTTTTTTTAGAAACTTTTTCTTTAACATCCTCGTCCTCTTCTTCTTCCTCCGTTTCTTCTTGTTTAGCAGCAACATCATCATCAAGA